GTCAGGTTCGTGCCGTTGTACTGATACGCGGTGCCGCCGGTCACGATGGCAGTCTCGCGCGGGCTGGCGTTATTCTGCGAACACCGAAGATCGCGAGTGCCAGAAATAGAACCAGATACCGAAGTTGCACCGCCACTCGTATTGAACCGAAACAGCGTTGAGCCGAAAGCTCCTAGCCCGTATCCGTCAGCGTCGAACAACCCACGGCAAATGTCGGAGGAATTTCGCGACCAAGCCGTCAGGCCCGGCGTTCTGGTCAGATAGAACTCCGAACGCGCTCCGCTAGGCGAGCGCGAGGCGTACAGATTAACCAGCCTCTCTTGGGTTACTACTTCTCGCTTTGCAGGGTCCGTTTTGGACGCGAGAGGAATAGCGACCATCAGTAATACGTGGCCTGCTGTATGCTACCCATGTAGCGAGCAGCCGTTACACGCCTGACGGCGCGCAAGGCGGCTTCCACGATCTCGGAATTGCCGTCTCGAGCGCCATGGTATTCTTCCCACACTCGCTCTTTCACGTATTGCGCGATGGACTCGAACGCCTCATTCGGGATTGCGTCAAAGGTCCACGAAGACACCTTGCGAGATCGCAATTCATCGTTGATCGTCTTCCATGCGCCCGTGATGAAAGCATCATCCTCTGCCGAAGGGTCTTCACCGGGCGGGAGATTGGTCAGCTTCTGCATCACCCGCGTCACCAATTCCTGTGCCGTCTTTGCCATGCAGAACCTCGAAAAGAAGAAAGGCGGGGACCGAAGCCCCCGCCCTATTGTTACGGAACGATGTAGAAGATTTTTACCGACAGCGTGCCCGTGCCGGTAGCGGCAGAGTCCACGTTGATAAGGCCAGTCACCCACGTTTCCGCATTGAACTTCTTGTAGCCCTCGGAATTGAGGACACCCTGAAGCCCTCGGAAGATGCTCGCGACAGGGATCACCTCGGTCACGGTATCGCCCGTCAGGACGCCCATGTTGCCGAAGCCATCCGTATCTACGGCATCGACGCCGTTGGCTTCCCAACCAATGTCGATGTCGAGTTCTTCCGTTCCCGTATCGAGGTCATCGCCGGTCAGATAACCGGCAACGACAATCGCGTTCTTCGGGAGTTTGCAGAAGCGGATCGTATCCGCAGCCGGAAGGTTGGTGGCAAACTCAAACACGCCAATGGCGCAATTGAGCTGCCCGCCAGCCGCCGAAATCTGCGGGGTGTTGTCGGACCAAACCTGACCGGAACGAGGATCGCTAGCATACCAAGTTGCCATGTTTCAGTTCTCCTTACGTGGTTGCCGAAACAGAGACGAACAAGGTCGCAACACCGTTGTCCTTGAGGTCGTCACGATCCGAAGCGCCCGAGCCGAAGGTCAGCTTCTCGACGCCATAGATGGAGTCGATAGCAATGCCCTTCTTGTCGCCGTAGTCGAAGGTTTCCTCGACCGAACGCCAACGCTTGGCATAGGCAACGCCAACCGCCTGAGCACCAGCGAGGAAGCACGGGACAACCGTGGAGGTCGAAGAGTCACCAAGGTTCGTGAGCGTGTTGATCCCGTACATTTCGGGGATTTCCTTGATGATCACGCCGTCCCAGAGAAGATCACCGCCCTTGAAGAGACGGGAATTTTCCATCTCAAGGGAGACTTCGCGCTGCGCCTGCGTGATTACCGTGTCAGCCTTCAGATCGCGGAAAGCGAGCGGGTGGGCGTACATGGTGTAGTAGTAACGGCCGTTGGCCTCTTCGCGGACAGGACGAATTCGCGGGTTGGCAAGCGTCATGGCCTTGAACTTGATGGCCGAGATATTCGCGGCCGTCAGACGCTCAGTGGCGGTTGCGTTGGTCAACGTCGCAAGGCCAGCCGAAAAGTCGGTGTTGGCCGTGTAGGCGTTGTTGCCCCAATAAACGCGGTCGGCATTATCTACGAGCCACGCATCGAGGGCGGTCTGGTTCGCACCAGCCGCAATGTCGGTAGCATTCATCTCAATGCCGCCGACACGACCGAGCGCCTTGATGATCAGGGTTTCCGTGTCCTTCTTCGCCCAATCCTTGAGGACGGCCTTACCGGCCTCGCGGAGGGAGATGGCGGAAAACTGCTCATCGATTTCGGCAACGCGAACACCGTTACGGCGCTTGTTGACCGCGACCTCGCAGGAGCGCGAAGCCATGTCCTCTTCGTTTCCTTCGAGGGTGGCCGAGCCGGTGATAGCGTTGTTCGTCAGCTTGTTGACGAGCGCGAAGTTCACGCGGTCGCCGGGCTTCTTGGTCAGGTTTTCTTTGACCTGGATGATTTTGTTTTCATCCGTTCCCATCTCGCCTTCGAAACGGTTCTCGGTGAGGTATTCGGTGAAAAACTGGCTGTCCCACTGTTCGACAGTGAGGCCAGAGGCTACGTGAGTGTCAGCCATTGGTGTCCTTTCCAGACACCCTCAAGTCATGAAAGAACCCGCCTTCCGGGCGGGTTGGTTATCGCTTGAAGATGTCCTGCAGCTGTGGAGGCCCTGACCACTGGGGGCCGGACCGACTGCCGACATTCCGCGCGCCGACTAGATTGCTCGGCATCGTGGCGTTCGTCGGCTGTTGCGTCTGTTGCTGCGATTTCATCTCTTCAAGAAGGGATGCCTTGATCTTTTCGCGCTCGGCTTCTGGATCAAACGTCTTCTTTTCGTACCACTTTAGACCGACCCCGATGGGGTCAGACGAAGAACGCATTTCGACTGAAAGCGCCTGAATCTCAGGGTCGCCTCGCCTTGCTGCTTCCTCCGCGTAAGCCTCAAACTCTCGAATCTTATCTGCGCCGTACCGCTGTTCTGCGGTCATGCGCATTAATTGAAATTCGAGTGCTGCGAACTTCTGCTCGAACGGGTTCATGGCTTCGCCAAGACCTTGCTTGAAAGCCGCCTGCGGGTCTGCGTACCAGTCCGGGGACTGTTGCGGTTCCTGCTTCGGCCCGAGCTTTTCGAGCATCTGGTTAAACCGGCGTTCCCAAGTCTCGTTGTTCGCCTTGAGTTGATTTTCAAAGCTAGCAACCTGCTCGGTGTAGCGCTTCACCTTCTGCTTTTCAGCATGCAGGGCTTCGTGCGGAACCATCTTCTGGCTCTGCGTCTTGTCCTGCTGAGTGTCTTGCTGATCAGCGTCCGGCGTTACTTCCGGGTTAGCCTGTTCCTGACTTACTGCCTCAGTGGTCTGTTCCTGCGAGGAAGTGGCTTCTGCCGGTTTCTGCGCAAGAATGTCGTCAAGAGAATCCATCGTCTTACGTCCTGTTTTTGTGCTAGGTCACAGACGCCCATAAGGTTGGCGACACCGCATGTTTAGTGGGACTGCTCCCAAACGCCCGAACCCCGGCGACGGGTAGTTAAACTGCTGGGCTAATCTGCGATGCCTTCTGAGCGGTTGTTACTCGAAACTGCTCGCCCTGTTGCTGCATCCCGGCAACGTCCATTTCCGCCTGATGCTCTGCTTTCATCGGGGCAAGTCGAGCGTCGACAAGCGCCTTCTGGCCCTGCGCGTTCTTGAGGAACGCTGACTGCTGCTTTTCCTCAATCTCGGCAGTCGCGCCAGCGATCTGCAACTGTTGCTGCTGTGCCGCCTGTTCGTTCGGCTGGTTTAGCCGCTCAATCAGCTTGTCCTTATTGCGAAGGTTCGGGGCCGCTTCGATCAGCACATCTGTTGGGAACGTGCCGGGCTTAGCCTTCTCAAGTTCGACTATCGCCTGCCACTGCTCAAGGGCTGGGGTTACAGCATCTGGCGCTTCGTCAATAATAATATCGCACTCAAGCTCGGCCACTGACTGCACATAGCCCGAGATAGACTGTGCAAGCTCTGGGTTCTGCGCAGCCATCGCCTGCATCTGTTCGGACGGGACGTTCAACACAACCCATTTCACGTTCCGCTCATCGTCGGTAACGCGAATCCACTTCTCGGCAGTCCAAAACTGTCGGATTCGATACCAGACCTTTCGGAAGACCCGCAGATCGAGGTCGCGTAGGTTGTCCAGAAGCTCCCCTATCTCCATCATGCCGCCCTGCTGGCTGGCAATAATTGCTCTCCCCGATGCAGAGGAAGACCCTTGCGCCTTCTCTCCCATCATCGTTGCGTTCGGGCCACGAAGGTCGATTTCGTTCTTCGATTCCTGCAAAAGCTGAAACTGAGCAGTCGCTAGCTCAATGTTGCGCTCGACCTTGAACGACCCGTCACGCAATGCGCCGGGGGAAACTTTGATTGCGCCATCCCCGCGCGCTACCTCGCGGCGGGTCTGCTCCACATCGTCAACAGCGCCGTCTTCGTAGTAAATCTGCGCCGTGGTCAGCAAATGCAGCGCCTTGGAACGGCGCTTGTTCACTTCGTCCTGCGGCGAAATCATCTCGCGGACGATGCCATAGCGGTTATTGTCGCGATCAACATAACCCGAGCCAAAGGCTAGCGCTTCGTCCGGCTCGCCCTTGTCCGTTTGGTAGGGTGACGGGCCCGCCTTTAGAATCCCGCCCTTGGTGTATTCGGCAAAATACCACTCTGCAGGGTCGCCCCCGCGCTTAAGCCAAATCTGACAAATACGAACCCGCTTGCGCTTCTTGTCAGCCCACAGTCGCCACTTTGGCTTGTCGTCGTAGGTATCCGAGAAAGACCCCTGCTCGCCCATTGTGGCGTCTAGTTCTTCTTTCTTGTCGGGGTACATCTTGATGGCATCGGCGTAGTCCATCCAGGTAACAACGCCGAGATAGCCTGCATCTGAAAAGTCGGGTTCGCCAGAATGCGGGTCCCAAAACATGCGATCCCACGGAACACGCTTGATCGAAACGTCGATGCCACCATAGGACTGCTTGACCTGAACGTCATATCCGCCCGCACCCTCGACAATAAGGTTCTTCCAAACCCTTGAGCGCTTGGCGTCGTAGCGCTCAATGTCCGTCGCGTATTTCAGTCCTTGGCTTGCGCCGTCCGCGTCGTGCGCGTGCTGCGGAGTGCGGGGGAATGCTTTCGGATCAATCCGGCGCTCGATCTCAAGCCCGACCAGAAACTCTATCTTTCCCTTGATGCGGTTGATGATGACCGGCGGCTGGCCCCGCTTGGCAAGCGTCGCCTCTTCCTCGGATGTAAGTTGCTTGTTGTCCACATAGTCGCGGTCGCGTTCGGATAACCGGCGAGCCTCGTATGTCGAATCCTCCGATTCCTCAAACATGCGGACGAGATCGGAAACGTCTAGTTTCCCTTCATCGTCGGTTTGAGGAGCTACAGAGTTTTCCAATTCGTGCTTCCGTTATCAGCGCGGTTGAATGCGCGTTCCCATCGGTCCGTCTGTGGTTTTTCGTTAGGTCTGGGCTTTGAGCCCGCAATGATCTTGTCGAGCAGCTGCCCGATTAGTCCAATCGCATCGACCTGATCGTCATGCTTGCCAGCAGGGAAACTGAGCAGTTCCGATCTGAAATCAGCGAACCACGGCGATTTGTAATTCACACGCAGACCGCGGACCGCCATCAAGCCGCGAATGGACTGCGCCCGGATCGACTTGTCACCCCGCGTCGGAAACTGCGTCCGCTTTACGTAAGCCTTTCGCTCCCGCTGCCTGCGATCGATGAACGGGCCTAGCGATGCTTTGATCTGGCCGGTCTCTTCCGCCCACTCCAAGGGCTTCCAGCGCAGAACCATGTCGCAGAAGGCGTCAATCCAAACGTCAGACGACGCCTGCTTACGCCACAAATCGAGCAAGTACGGGTTGCCCTCCGGGTCAACGCCTATCGAAATATGGACAGTGTAGTCGCCGCCATCGGCCGTTACAGCGTAATCCGATCCGCCATAAACACGCATCGTGTCCTGCGATGGGGGCCTATCGCAATCGATTAGCCAATCCGACTTGAAATAATCGCCCTCTTCTGGAGCAGGCCGCTGCTGGTAAAGCGCGGACCATGTTCTCGCCGGGGTAGTCTTCTTGAGTTCGGCCAATTGCTGGCCGTAGCCATATTCGCCATCGCCCCACAGAAACTCACCGGGCTTTCTTCCAAGCGGATCGTTCTCAACCGCTTCGGCGGGCAGTTCGATGACGTGCCAGTTTTCGTGATTGAGGGCCCGGCCTGCCAGATCATCCTCATGCCAGCGCGTCTGGATCAGAACTTTGCGCGCTCCAGGAACAAGCCGCGTATTGAAGTCGTTGATGTACCAATCCCAAATTCTATCCCGGATCAGTTCGCTATCCGCGTCCTGTCGAGACCGAATTGGGTCATCGATCAAGCCTAACTTGGCTCGAAAGCCCGCGATGCCTGTCCCCACGCCTGCAGCGTAGTATTCTGCTCCCGTCTCAAGAGCCCAACGACCTGCCGCCTGACTGTCCTGCGCGAGATGCGCATTCAGCGTCAGCGCGTGCTCGCCTATCAGGTTGCGAACTCGCCTTCCCCACTTCTCAGCCAGTTCGGTCGTATGGCTTGCTGCAAGGACATTCCAGTCCTGCGCTGGCATAACCCATGACGGAAACAACACGCTCGCATAGGTGGACTTCGCAGAGCCGGGCGGCATGAATACCGCCAGCCTAGGTATATCCCCTCGCGCTACGGCTTCTAGCCCGTCAATGAGCAGCTTGTGGTGCTTCGCCGGTTCGTATCCAGCGAGGCGGCAGAAGTCAGTGAGTGACTTGCGGAGATTCCGCCTCGTCAGCAGTTCCTTCGCTGCTTCCCGAGGCGATATTTGCAAGTTCATCGTCGCTCAATTGTTTGGCGGTCAGGTTGCGAACAGTAAGTTCGGCTTCTTTCGGCATGATCGACGCAATGACGCGGATCAGCGTAGCCGGATCTTCATCGGCAACTACACGCAAAGCATCCGGGCCCTTGGCGGCCCACACTTGCGTCAGGTCTTTCAGGAAGGCCTCTGTCAGCTTGTGGCGGGAGCCTTTAGGCCGACCGTTAGGATTGCCGCTTTCGCCCTTCTTGAACGCCATTGTTGTTACGACCTAAGTTGTTGAATAGCCTACTTCGCCCCCGCCCTTTTCAGTATGGCGTTGGCGCGTTTGATTTCAGACTTCCAGTAGGAAGTGGTCTTGGGTTTTGTCTTTGCGACCTTGGCCATTCGGTTGCTCCTTAAGCCGCGAGGACCAGAAAGAGCCCGCCAATAGCGGCAACTGCCAGAATTGCCGCGAGGCCGTTCTGCTCAAGGCCCTGCATCGCTCCGGCTACAATCTCGTCCATGCTCATGGCTATTCGTCCTTGTGGGAGGGAATGGATTCTGGCGGGCTGGGTCCGATCATACTTTCAGGTTGTGCCTGATTTCAGATTTCCCTTGCGCCGCCAGAAACACTGAGACAGGCCGGGTGCTAGGCAGAGCCGGTTCCTGTCTTTACCTACGAAATTGGCGGCCCCAACAAGAATTGAACTTGCTACCTCTGATCCGTGGTACCCGGTCAGCGCTCTACCGATGAGCTACGAGGCCATTTGGTGCGCGGTCGATCCTGAATCAAAAACCCGCCTCTCAATCTCCGAAGCGGGTCCAAGCGCAAATCACTTAATGGCGCATTACGCCAACTTACCTGTTTAGACTCTGATTTGGTCCCCGAGGTCAAGCGGCGTTCGGTTTAGATTCCACAGGCATTATTTCCCGCACTGGCTCTGCCCATCGCCAATACTGCCACCAGCGTGGCGCGGTCCACCCTTGGCGCAACGCTTCCTGCTCTACTACTGCGTCGGCCTCTTCGCGGCTCGGATAATATCTAGCTACGACAATACGCTTCTCGCTTCGTCTTGGCCGCCAGATAATAGCCGATGCGTATGCGACCACACCCGAGCGGCCCTGGTATATCTCTTCAGCGGTTTTGCCTTCAATCTCCGTTCTCACTTCCTCGCTCATATCGCCCTCAACTGAAAGTTTGCTTCCGCCGCTTCCATCCACGCCTTGGCCTGCCTCGGATCAGCCCAGCCAGCACGGGCTAGATAATCCCTCAGCGCCGTGCATACGACCTGAGAGACAAAGCCGTTTCTGCAATGCAGCACCTCGCGCTCATACTTGCGGATCGGGTATTCATCAATGATCACGGCCCACACGATTTCCAGCGTAAGGTCGCCGCGATGCTTCCGGGCAGACCAGAACTTGCTCCAAGCCTTATAGCGGGACACGGCGTCCACTACCGCGTAAGGCTCGAAATTCGTGTTGCTCTTGTCCCGGCGCTCGTAGCTCTGGCCTTTCAGCATTACCTCACCGCTGATAGCCCGCCATGCGGTTTCTATGTCCTCAACGGCGCGCAATTCGTCCTGACTGATCTTGCCAGCGTCGAACAAGCCAGCAACCGGCGAGTTCTTCAGCTTGAGCTGGGTTAGGCCCGTGCCGCCGATCTCCGCACCATCTCCAGTCGTCTTTTCGAGGTTATTGGCCAGCCTCTTAAGGCGCAGGTACTCGGCGTCCTGCCGGAAAGGCTTAGGCTTCTCTACAGCGGGATATTTACGCTCCTTGAGCGCCATCATGCCTGTGCCCTTTGCGGTGTGGGGGTTGAAAGATAGCGGTAAGACATTGGCACTATCAAAATGGCCACCGTTCGATACGGTAGCGAGCCATCAAATCCCGATGAAGGCTCCTTTCAAACTCCATAAAGTTCGCTACGCTTTCATCCGAACCGGCCTTATCGGCTGGGATACCATCTTCGTATTTTCTAATCTGCTCTGCGCGGTCTTCGTCAAAGGCGTAGTAGTTCCACGCGGAAGGCTTAAATGCTCCGGCATGCACAACGCGCGCTCTGCGCAATGCTTCGATAAACTCACCCAAGTTTACCCAAGACTTGCTGCCCATCTGTGATGCCCACGTCGGATCACCCAACTCTTCGACGCCGATTTGATAATGACCCCAACGCCGTCCTGCCGATGGCGGGCGCTCCTCAAGCCCATAATTTGTGACCGCCCACGTACCATTAAGGAAATAAACCTCAGCCCCAAAATCGCTGTGCTCTATGGCGTCCTGCACTTCCTCTGGAAGTTCATGTTTCGAAATGCGCTCTCTCATCGTTAGTAACCAATCTTGTAATCTGTCGAAACGTAACGGCCCGTTTCAACATCAAAATTCATACTCAATTTGCAGGGGTGTCCCAATTCCTCGAACCGAGATTTCCGGTAGTACAGAGCCGCCTCTGTCTTGCGGTTGATACCGTCAAATATCTCCGGGCGGTGAACCACAAAGCCTTGGTCCACCATGTTGTCCCAATTTTTTGAGCCGGAAATATCGTCCAATATCGGCGGCTGGCCCTTGCGAGCGGAGTCCATCTTCGCTGGATGTGCTATGATCTGAACATGACAGTTCATGTCGTGTGCGAACGCGTGGAGGGTTCTTAAACAGCGCCCGATATACTCTGTTTCGGTTTCATCCGACGCCCTCGACGCCTCAAGACGATTCCAAGGATCAACCTGAATGATCCTTGCCCCGTGCCTGATAACCGCGATTTCAGCCATATCCAAAAACCACTCGAGCGATGGCCTTTGATCTGGGTGGACAATAAACAGATACCGTTCATTGATCCATTGGTCAGCTTTTCTCATTTCTTCCTCGGACATGTTCTTCTCTAACTTTTTCATGAGCAACGTCCGAAGCTGCCGCCGCATGTGTGGCTTTGGCCTCGTTTCAAACGAGGCGAAGGCTCCAATCACCCCATAGTCGCGGATAATCTGAAACCAGATTTGCGACCAAAGCTGTGTCTTTCCATGTCCCGGATGACCTGTCGCGACCGAGAGCGTCCGAGGAGCAAGCATCACCTTGCTTTCCCATTCAGGAAAACCGGGGTGCCACAACGTAAGCGGAGGCGGGTCAGGTAACTCGCTAAGCGTATAAATACCAGCTACCGGCCATTGCAGAGCGCCAAATATCACGCGATCCTGCAACGCTTCAGCGCCGTCCGATTTCAGAAGATCCCGCGCATCCTTCACGCCTTCCGGCCAATCGACAAACCAGAACCGGGCGGCTCCGAGGATGCGAACCATATCTGACCTAAGCGACATGCCGCTTGCATCGGAGTCGCCGCACCAAACAAACCTCTTGACCTTGTTAAGACCTGCTTTCAGCGCCTCCTTAACGTACTCGTAGCCTCGCAATTCCTCTGGAGCGTCAGCCGGTCGTTCCTTCGCCCCGTTCGGCACCGAGAGAACTTCTGACTCCGGTATGCCTGCTTCCACCAAAGCCAGCGCGTCATCCTCGCCTTCCACGAGGAAGACCCGCTCCGGCTTCGCCGCCAGCACAGCATCAAGATTCCAGAACGAAAGCTTGAAGCCCTTGCCGGCGACGAAAGATTTTTCTTCGATCGAGCGGGCCTTCCAGCCGCCTGAATAGCGGTAGAAAACCGCTTCGGTTTTTCGGTTCAGATCAGGAAAAAACGTCATACCGGAGGCGACGGGAAGCTTGCCCAAAGTCGCTTCGCTGAACCCGCGATTTCGCATGAATGCGCTTGCTGCCCCGGTTACTTTCGGGGCCGACGCCTCCTTTGAAATCGCAGTGCCAGCAGTGGTATCGAGCATGGTCCCCTTCAATCTTTACCGCCAAACACGGGTCGCGTTTTTTCTTTCGATTTGGACTGCACTGCGGACAGGTCGTGCGATGCTCGCCGTTACCTCCCCGAACGCGGACCCCAAGAGCAGCAAGTTTTTCTATTACCATGCCTCACCCTTGGCCCGCAGATCGGTCCCCTCCTCGCGACTGCGCACGATCGCGCCGAGATACTCTCTCGGGTCCGCCTTGGTCGAGGAAGTTTCCAAGGCAGCGCGGGCAAGCGGGATATTACCGTTTTTCGCCTTGAGCAGATTTTTCAGAAGGCCGCCGGAGGATTTACCCAGCAGCGATTTGCCTCTGGCGAAGAAATCAAATTCCTCCGAGTGCGCGCCGTTAGGCGCGGGTGCATCTTTTTCTTCTACCTCCTCCTTACTACCTCCTTCCTCCTTCATCTGAGGCTGGACTTCGGAAGTAGTTACGAAGGACTTCGGAAGTACTTTCTCCTTGCCGCCTGTTGAGGGCCTTCCTGTTCCGGCGTTTGGCCTACTCCCGTCATCATTAAACCCGGCATACTTCAGAACAGCCGGGGGGGTTGGGTGAAGTGACTTCGGGTCTTTTGGCCTCTGAAAGCGCACGAAGTTCCGAATTACGCCGTACTCACGGCCATCGACTTCAAACTTCATCACTCTATTGAGTGACTCATATTCAGAGAGAACGGCTGCCATATCGACATTGTCGGCAGGCAAAAGGCGTGCTTTCAGGACGATAGGCTTCCACTCGAATACCCCGCTATCGTCACACTCCATCCAAAGCATAGGCCATACGGCCTTTGCAGTGATCGTCATCGCCATAAAGGCTTCGTCGGTCGAGAGCGTGGGGTGAATACTGCGTATGCGGGCCATTAGTGCTTGCCCCCCACGCGCGCTGCTTCTTTCAGCGCAACCGCTTCGATTTTCTCTCGAATACTTTGCGGGCAGTCCTCGCCCATTACAACGATGAATGCCTCCGCTGCCACGCGGTATCCATGATCGTCTGCGAGCTTTGCTGGGGTGATGTTCTTTTCAGGCTTCATCGCTCTCTCCTCGCTTGCAAACGCGCAGCTCGTAGCCAAGCACGTTAAGACAGGCTTCCAGATTTATGACGGTAGCGCCGTGGCATTTCTTCCACTTATGGATCGAAACGGTGCTAACGCCTGCCGCCATAGAAAGACGGTTCATCGACTGCCCTGACTCCTCAAGCAGACGAAAGAACTCCCTGACTTGCGGGATTCTGGATTCGCACGGGATAGTCATGCAGTTCTCCCGAATGCGGTGCCGCGCTTTTTACGAACATGCGCAGCGATCAGAACGTAACCCTCGGGCACCTGCGGCTGAGAGAAGCAAAGATCGATCAACGCTTGCAGATCGCCCTCAACCTTAGCTAGCCGCGCGGCGGCTTCTTCTGGCAGGCCCGACGATTTCCGAAGCTCTGACTCCATCCGGTTGAAGGCGCTGATATAGGCTAGCTTCCACTGAGTGGCCTTTGCCCCGGTAAAACCCATGACCAGCAGAGAAAAGGCATCCCGCGTGAGGTCGTAGCAGCGCAGCGAACGTCCCGATTGGTCCTGGTAGGAGCTGGGCGCAAAATTGCGCTCAGTGAACTCCTGACCAACTTCTTCCGTAAGCCGGTCGATCGCTGCCACGCGGTATCCATGATCGTCTGCCAACTTTGCTGGGGTGATGTGCTTCTCAGGCTTCATATCGCCCCCTCGTATTCCGAGAACGATTTGACGCGCGGTTCCGGGGCCTTCCGTGTCTTTATGGGCTTTACCCAGACCCTGCGGTGATGCCATGGGCAGTAGCTGGAGCCAGCCTGCTTATCCGCCCCGCAATAGATCATCCCTTCGATCGGGTAACAGCATTGGTGATCCTTGCGATCCAACAAAGACACGCGAAGCGCGGTATCCGGGATAGGAACCTCTATTGGTTCGCATACTGGTGGCTTAAACTTGAATGACCGCAGGGCACGATGGCGCGGTTTACTCTTTGGGCGTTTATAGACAGCGCGTTCGGCGCTGACCGCGACTTGTCGCTTGGGTAGTTTGAGCCGGTGAACTGCGCCTAAGATGGCGTTGCGGGTAGCGCCGGGGAATTCAGCCGCGATCAAACGCGCCGAATAGCCTGCGCTCCAAAGCTTCTCTAGCTTTTCGCGGCTATCGCCAGTCCAAACAATGCTAGGCATCATTGCCTCCATGAACCGGCGCTGGAGATTTCTCGCCGTAAAGCACCCTCGCGTTGCCGTAGTCCGCGCCCTTCGGTCCCCAGACGTACCAAGCATGGTCTTCCGTGCCGGTCGTAGCGCCTTCAAACCACTGAATGCGATCCAATAAGGCTATCTTCGCCCAGTAGCGCGGGTTGTCCTGAAAGAGGAACTTGCGAGTCTTCCCGAAGTCGAACTTCGCGGTAAGCAGCAACGCCACGAGTCCGTCGCAGCGCTCTAGAGCATGCTTCGCAAAGATCACCGCGTCACGATTGGCCTTGCCGTAGGGCGGGTTCGTGATGATCGCGTCGATGTTGGGTTCGTAATGCGGGCGCGGAACCAAGAAGTCGAAGGTCGCGTCGTGCTCGCGGTCGTAGGTCGCAATGTCGGAGGTTTTAACCTGCGCGCCGTGCTCTTTGAGCACATCGGCCATAAGGTGGTTGCCAGCGGCCGGCTCCCACACCCGCAGACCCTCCACGGGGAAGTGGCATATTAGCGCCTCCGTGGCCCAAGGTTGGGTTTGATAAAGGTCGTTTTCCTTACGGGCATAATTCGAAGCAACAACAGTCATTCCCCGCTCCCATGCATAGGCGCTGGCCTGATAGACACTCTACAGCCACGGGTTTCAGATGACCAGACTTGCTTGCAAGAACGAACGATTGAGTGACCGTCGCCTTCGATGATTCCGGCCTTGACTAAAAAGTCCTCGGTCGCCTTTGCGAAGTTCGAGCAATCTTTCTGCCGAAGATTGTCGGGCTCTTGCAGATATATGGTTAGCTCTACAGGCCCCCTATGGCGCCTTGGGCTCTGGCGCTTTAAGTCATGACCTGCGGCTTCTTCCCAATCCTTGTAGAGGCCGCTTTTGACGCGCCCGCGTCCTTGCACGTTGCGGTACATCGCGTTCACGGACGGCGGGAAAGGCAGATAGATTTCCTGCGGATCGATCGTGTATTCGATAGCCGGTCCCTGCTCCTTGACCCGCTTGCGATCAATACCGCCGTTCAGCCATTCCTCGGTGAAGTTGCGGGCAGCCATCACGCAGCCCTCGCCTTCTTTGCTTCGCGAGCGGCTTTGCGATCCGCACGGATTTCCGTTCGTAGCTGCTTATGCAAAGCAGCCCGCTTTCTCAGATATTCCCGTGTTGAAGCCGAAGGCTGGGATAGCTTACGAGCCGCCATCATGCCGCCTCCAAATCAAAGGAAGCCAAGTAGGCATTACCCAACACTTCAGGAATTTGAGGGACTACTGCATTTCCGAGGGCGGCAATTCGGTCCACCCAATTGGGAATCCCATGTACCCCTCTGCCCAAGACGGGTTTATGGCTGCGGTACTCTCCGGGAAAAGCAGGCGCAGGGCCGAAGGCAAGTCTAGGCCGCGACTTGAACTCTCCTGCATTTTTGCTGTTCGCGCTGGCGTCGCCCCACCTCGGTAATCCCGAGAGCATAGCGTCGGCAACATCTTCAACCATTTGCGACGATGGTTTTGAGGCCCCCCGCTTAGGGATTGCGTCCCAGTCAGCAATGTAGGCAACGATCCAGACGCGATCTCTGATGTGATCGGCGCCAATGTAGCAAGCCGGTATGCAGTACCACTCCGCATCGTACCGCAGGCTGGCCAAGTCTCCGAGAACGCAGCCCATCCCGAGACTAAGCAAGCCTGGTGTGTTCTCCACGAAGATGACGCGAGGTCGTAATTCGCCAATAAGTCTGGCGTACTCTGTCCAAAGGCCCGAACGGCCGCCAGCCAGTCCGGCACGACGCCCAGCGAGGCTGACATCTTGGCAAGGGAATCCTCCGCAAATAGCATCGACGGCAATTCCATCTGCCCGCAACTGTTCTGCGGTGAGGGTTTTAACGTCTTCATAGACAGGAACCTTAGGCCAGTGCTTGTTGAGAACCTTGCGGCAGAACGGATCAATCTCGCAGAACGCTACAGTCTCAAAGCCTCCGGTCCTTTCAAGACCAAGACTGAACCCGCCGATGCCGCTGAAAAGGTCCAGCACCTTCAGCTTCTCGCGCATCAAATTCCCCACCAGAAAGTAACAGCGCCGCTCTTAGTGTCGGCTGACTACGCAATTGGGATTACAAAAGAACGCAGTTAGAAAAGCTTGTTCGTCGCCGTCGAATGCCAAAACAAATGCGCGACCCACAAAGCAGCCGCGCCGATGTAAAGAGCCGGATGCGTGAAGCCGTTCACGACAAGAAGCATCCACGCGATAAGAAGGGTCATTCGTCACCCGCTAGTTTGGCCACGTCAGCAGCGGTTTGATTTGTGGTTTCTTCCAGAAGCAATTTCATCTGCTGCATGTCGGT